CAGCAACTTTACCTTCTGGCGTATCTAAGCTGTTTACAAAATCTACTACAGGTTTTGGTAATGCGTTTTGCAGCGCACCTGCGCCTAAATCTAAAGTTTGTTTAACTGTGGTTAGTGGATTGGTTATGGCTTGCACAACGCCGCCCACTACGTTACCGTAGTCAGACGCTACATTACCTAAAAACCCACCAACAGATCGAGGGCCAGGCATACCTTCATTTGATGGCGCAGGTGCCGCAGGAGCAGGTGCGGCGGCAACAGGCGCAGGTTGGCCGCCTGCTTGTTCTTCGGCAAGTGCTTCTTTATACGCAGCAGCTACCGTGTCAAATTCAGGCGTACCTTTTTTGGCCGCATTTTTAACAATCCAACCTGCGTATTCGTCCGCGCTTGCCATAGTTATTGCCTTAAAATTGCGTCTGCTGCGTTGCGTACTGAACTGGGCTTTCCTGCGGCAGGTTTGTTAGACGTACGGTATTCGTACGTACTATCGTATGATTCTCGCACACGCGTTTTTGATCCTTCAACTTCCGCAATTGCTTGATCTAACGCAGCACGTATATCATCCGCCGATTGACGGCGGTCAATAGCCGCAAACGATGCTGCAAGTTGTTTACCTTCTCGGTCAGATACGCTACCCAACGCGCCGCCTGTTTTAGACATATCTCGCAAATCTTGCAATGACTGAAAACCGCCTTTAGCTACAATTTTGTCGTATAGGGCTTGCGCTTTTCTACCTGCGTTTGTGATTGCCGGCACGCGGCCAGCAACAAACCCGCTTATTTCATCAAGCCCTTTAGAATCACGTAAGGCTTTTAAATCGCGAATAAAGTTATCTGATTTTGTTTCAAACCCTTTTACCGCTGAAGTAGCCGTAGGGTATGCTTTTTCACGGGCTTGCTTATCTTTAATTGAAAGTTGCGCACCCGTACCTTCTTTAAGTCCTTCGCCAAGCCTTCTATTTGTTCGGGCGTCAATTACTATTGATTTGCTAGGATCGTTAGGGTCTACGATAGTGACAGGCGTAACTGGCGGCGCAGCAGCAGGCGTGCGGCTTGCTTCAGCAAACATTTTCTTAAACTGAGTTAACGTACCTTTATACCCATCATTCTTTTTAGCGTATTCGTAATCTTTAATTATTTCGGTTTGCGTAGGGGTATTTTTTATATACGCATCCTGTAACTTTTCTCCTCTAGCTCTGTCCGCAGGGTTTGGACTGCGCATTAAAATATCCGCGTCAGGAAGCACTAAAGGTCTATTGTTTGCGTTAACGTAATCCGCCGCTGTAGTCGATGCAGTACCCGCAGGCGGCGCACTATACATCATACTCTTTAAGTTAGGGCCATTAACAGGCGCAACAGTAAAGCCATCAGCAGGCGCAGCAGTAGGCGCAGCAGTAGGCGCAGCAGTAGGCGCAGCAGTAGGCGCAGCAGTAGGCGCAGCAGCAGGTTGCCCGCGCGATGCTTTAAACTCCGCCTTAGACATTGCTTTTTGCCCTGTACCTGTTATTGAATTTAAATACGCTGAATACGCGTCGTCTAATTCTTCTCGTTTTTCTTTATTAAATGCAGGCGTAAACTGGACGAATTTATCCATGCCTAGTTTAGATTGGTTTATTAAATCTGCTAACCTACCTGTTTTAATAGCTTCATCTATTTGCGCTCTTGCCGCGTCTTTAGTTATGCCGCGTGTAGCTAACATTTTGCCTAATACGGGGTCAGCATGATTAGCCTCATGCCATGCTAAATATTGTTGCGGGGCATCTGGTGAATTAGGATCAATGCCCTCTAAAAACGTGCGCGATTGTTCAAATTTAGCTTTTTCTAACTCCACTAAATGTTTTTGTTGAGCAAGTTGTTCTTTACGTGTTTCAGCTAATGATTTTTCTATCCCTGGTATTTTTGCCCCAAACCCACCGCCCGCTATAGATTGACGCAATACGTTAACGTCGACTTCGCCTGTAGTGGGGTTGTATGCTTTTTGATATGCAGCATTAATTGCAGCGGTGCTTGCTTGTTCACGTTGTGCTTCTTGCAAACGTAAATTATTTAGCTGCGATGCTTCTTGCATCCCGCGCAACTGCATGGCTTGCGACATAGCATTTATTGGCGATTCAATTTGAATGCCTCTAATTTGCCCTGGAATGGTGTAATCAATACCGGCCATGTTTATTCCTGATTTTAATAATCAATATTGAACGCAAATTAAGGGACAAAATTAGTAGTTGAAGCGCTGCCTGGATATTGTTGTTGTTGCGGGAAGAAACGGTTTAACATATTTTGATTTTGGTAGTAATTTAATCCTTGCCCAATACCGCCAGTTATAGCATTTGCTGTATTTGCGTAGCTTGATGCGCGGATGTTACCCATAGTAGCCGCGTTATCTGCCATGTTTTGACCATATTGCCCTGCTTGCTGAGACATTGTGTTAGCAGCAGTTTGACTCATGCCAGCTAACGATTGCAATGGGTTTAAACGCGCGGCACGTTCAGTTTGGTAACGGTTAAACGCATTGTTATATTCTTGCGATCCTAATTCTTGGCCGTATTGCACCGCGCCGCGCATTTGATTACCACCAAGCAACCCCCCGCGAGCAGCAGCCGTGCGCTCAAGCGCGTCCATGCCGGTCTTTAACCTAAACCCAACGCCAGGGTCTTGTTGATACATGTCGTAATTAAACGGTGTGTACTTAGATGCTTGAACTAATTCGGGCAACGCGTTTACGCCTACTTTGCGAAACGGCTCTTGCAATTCCACCTGTTTCTTAAACATGCGTTCTTGCGCAGCAGCCCCTGCCTCTGCGGCATCTTTTTGCGCTCCTGCGGCTCTGTTTGCGCCATAAGCGTTAATTCCGGCGCCAACTACAACTGACCCTGCAACCCACCAAGTCATGTTGTCACCTCTAAAGGTTTAGCTTTATTATCAATAGTGTACATACTATTTATATCCTCTTCGACTAATTCCGTTTCTGCATCTTCTAAAGTTGTAGATTCAACGCGGTGAAACGTCATACATAACGCATCGGTTTCAGCATATACTGCTCGTTTAGTTCCTGGCTTACTGCACAGTAGTTGAGGGCCGGTAATAGATTGCACGCCGTCATCTGTCGTAATAGATATTGTGCCGGATACAATTAAATAAAAATGTTCTTTTTTATGAACTTTTCCAACCACTAATACTCCAGCTTCGCGCCATACTTCGCGGCAATACATGCCACCATGAAAAGTATGTTTAGTAATTGGTTCGTATTGAGGTAACTTAGATAATTCAGTCTGTAACGCAGATACTTTCCCGCGCATAATATCCGCGATGGTAAGTTCACTATTTACATTATCGTCCATTTTATCCCCCGCATAAACTGTACCTGTCATAGTAACATTAGTCAATGGATTAACCGAATAGTTATATTGTTAAAAAGTTATTCAAAGGTTGGCTGAACCCACGCCACCGTAGCCTCATCCCAAACATACATATTTTCGTCAGTAGGTCTTGGCGTTGGCGGTTGCCACGTAACGTTAGCGTCTAACGTCCAACTAGGGTAAGGCTGTGGCGGCACAAACGCATCAATATCTTCGCGGTATGTATAGCCTACACCTGCATAGTTTCCTCTAAACGGAGTGCCACCATTCTTATGCACACTGCCATGAGTGTTATAGCTAGTCTGCTTACACACTTGATTGCGAAACTCACCGTACCATTGTTCCCAATCAATACCGTCTTCGCCTTCATTTTTACCTACAATAACTTCGGTAACAATATTATTTTCATCTAAAAATGCGTAATGAGCCATGTTAATCACCAAGAAATAACGCCAGTGCCCGAAGTAAATGTGTAAACCGTATTGCCGCTAAGCGTTGTTTTTGTATATGTCAAACCTGCGCCTATAGACACTAAATCTGAAAGAGTTGACGGATACGCTAAAATTACAACGCCTGATCCACCAATACCCGCACCAGCAGCTTGACCGCCACCCGCGCCACCGCCAGTGTTTGCGGTTCCGTTTGTGCCGCCCGTAGTTGGTTGACCTGCTCCACCGCCTCCGCTACCTCCGGTTCCTACTCCGGCACCAGAACCACTTCTATTCGTGCCGCCACCGCCGCCTGATAAGTAATACGTACCAGATACGTTTTGACCTATGGTAGACCCTACTATTGGGTTTGCTAAACCAACGCCGCCATTACCGCCTACGTTGCCCACACCTGCCGCTCCAACCGCACCCGCGCCACCACCCCCGCCGCAACCACCGCCTGAACTACCGCCAAAAAGTATACCCAAACCACCATTATTACCTTGACCAGCAGTGCCTGCGCCGCCCGTACGTCCGCCAAATCCTGACCCTGAGCCACCGCCGCCAGAGCCACCCGTTGATCCATTAGTTAACCCCGAAGCGTTACTGCCGCCTTTACCGCCGCCAGTTGAAGTTACCGAAGAAAAAACCGAGTTTGTTCCGTTTGCATTTTCCGCGCCACCGCCGCCAACGGTTACGGTATAGTTTGTAGCTCCAGATACAGCTAAAGACCCAGTTAAAAAACCGCCTGCGCCGCCAGCACCGGCTTGTAACGATGCGCCCGTACCACTACCGCCACCGCCAGCTACCACAAGATACGTAACGCTTGACGGAATAATATTTAGCCCCGAACCTGTAATTATCCACGTAGTTGTGGTCATTTTAGTAGCTGTTGCCACGCCATATTGAGTTAATATTTTAGGCGCTGTTGACCCACTTCCTGCCGCATATAACGTGTCACTTGTAATTGCAATAGTTAAACTTTGTGCTGACATGTTAATAAATGTCAGTTGCGTTCCGGTGGCATACGCTACGTTTGCGTTGGAATCAATTGTAAAAGTCCGCTCATTAGCATCTGTTGACGGGTGGAATATTGCTTTACCGGAATCCGATAGAACCGTTGTGTATGCCGCTGATTGACTGTTAATGGGTACGTTTAAATAACCAATGCTTGCTGAAGCAGGCGGAAACGTCATTGTCGTACTATCAGTGCCAGCTACGGTAATGCTGTTACTGGCGGTAAAAGTTTTACCGTCTGCAATAGTTAGTGTTGATCCAGTAGCGGGAGCAGTTAACGCTACTTTGTTTATTGTGGTGGCAGACGCCACACCAAGCGTTGGGGTAGTTAATACGGGGGACGTAGATAAAACAGTGTTTCCTGAACCCGTAGACGTTGTAACGCCAGTTCCACCGTTAGCTACATTAAGCGTACCTGCTAAAGTAACTGCGCCGCTAGTAGCAGTGTTAGGCGTAAAACCCGTTGTGCCCGCGCTAAACGAAGACACGCCGCCAGAAGCCGCACCAAATTGTATAAAAACAATGGCAGTAGTTCCCACCGTAATTGGTAATGGTGTTTGTTGAACCCACGCCGTATTGGCATTTGCAGTGCCAAATATCACTAAGAAAAAATCGCCTGGGGCAATTTTATTAACGCCCGTGCCAGCGGTATTAAAATCTGTCGCGCGAGTAAGTACCCAGTTAGTAGAGCCTGATCCTTGATTAGTTACTGTGTAAACGCCATTTTGTGATTGAGTAGTTTGATTTTTAATTAGAACGCGAGTAGCGTTAGTGACATCAGTACCAGTAAAAGTATACCCATCGATAACTAACGCAGCTTGAGTTCCGGCGTTTGTAATGGTAGCGCCTACGCCAGAAGTGCCGTTGTTATACGTAGCAGTACCTAAATCAGCGGTAGTAGCATAACTACACGATTCATGAAAGTTAATACCTTCAGCAATAGAGTCGGCGTAAAGTTTATTAACTATATCCGTATCCGCACTTGGGGATGTAGTAATAGTGCCAGTAGTTAATGCAATAGACGTTATGTCGGTATTTGCACCGCTTGCCGCAGCGCCCAAGCTAGTTAAAGCGCCAATTGACGTAGTAGCGTTAGTGCCACCATTAAGAACCGGCAACGCGGTGCCAGAATATGTAAGCGCGACAGTGCCCGATGTTGTAATAGGGACACCTGACACGGAAAGCAATGAGGGAACAGTAACGTTTACAGACGTTACTGTTCCAGTATTACTTGTATACCCGTTTGGGTTAGATGCCGGATAAGCGCCTAGACTAGTCAGCGCTCCAATAGCCGTAGTGGCTCCAGTGCCTCCGTTATCGACATCAAGCGTTCCGGCTAGGGTGATGGTGCCCGACGTTGTGACAGGCCCGCCAGTTGCCGTTAAACCCGTTGTGCCGCCCGACACATTGACAGACGTTACCGTGCCCGATCCGCCGCCCCCACCCCCAGCATTAGCTTTATTAAGCAGGTTTAAAAAAAAGCGGTACCAATCACGCGATACCATGCCCGTCCGGTCGTCGGTAATCGACGACTGGTTTTTGGGTATCTGCGGTTCGTTATCTGGATTAGGCATTGGTGCCCGACAAATTTAATTCAGCGCCCAATAAGGCTATCTTTACTGGATCGGTGCCTGATAGCTCGTACACACGGTCACGCAGTTTAGATGTCATGCCTAGTCTACGCCAGAACGCGCGGTACCCGTACACGCCTATCTTGCCCACACTTGCCCAATGTTCGTTAGACCACGAATGGCCACCATCATCAGACCAACGAAGCATTATTTGCGGATCGCTGCCTTGACCATCATTTAGTCCTACACCTGTTTCGCAATCTACTTGTAAAGAATGTTGAGCAGTTCTTTTTAAATTGTTTTGGTTAGTATTTAACGCGCGCCATGACCGTAGCCATTTTTGCGGTTGAGTATCGTCGGCGTACACGTCTAAATCGTACGCATAGATTTTGTTATTTTGATAGTCGCCAACTACGTTCGTATTATTAAAAAACATTTGGCAATTAGCACGATGACGTATAAATCTACCGTTAGCAAACCCTGCCCGCTCATGCCATGCTTGGGTAGCTACATCGTATACCCACGTTTTTTCTGCTGTTGGAAACGTCAGTACATAAAAAGAATGCCCGTCTTGTTGGTAAGTAAACGCAATTGCGTCCGATATAGTTTCGTAACTTTGAATAGCGTACTCAACTGCATGAGTTGATATGCGTTGACCCGAATAGCCATTAGCCCTGTATACCATGCCTTGCCCGCGGGCATCAGCGCCTAACCAAAATAGCGAGTTATCTAATTTAGCTACTGAAAACGTAGCCGCGCAACCTAATTCATTAACGGCGCCTTGAATACGTGCTAACGGAAACCCTTCAAGCCCTGCGTCGTACCAAACTTCAACTGACTGAGTGCCAAACAACCAAACCTCACGGTGGTCAACAATTAACGACACTAAATCGTCTGGCATACCTTCAGCACTAGCAAAACTATCAGGGTCTATATTAGTTCCATCTAATAATACAGATGTCCAAAAAAACTGAGAATTAGGTTGCTGAAAAACAAAATATCCATCTAAATAGCTTACTGTTATTGCGCCTGGAAAATCTACGTCCGTAATTTTGGCAAATTGATTTGTAGATGAATCATAAATGTACCCGTCGGGGTTAGCCGCAATAAATAACTGCGTGCCATTATCTACCATAGACACTTGGCCGGTGCCACTTACGTTGCCAATGGGTGTAGCTACCCAGTTGGTATCTATCTTGTACAACTTGCTGCCTGACACCGCGTAGCCATACCCGCCATACGACCACAACCCGCGAATAGGGCCAGTACCTACGTTAGCTAATTTACGCAAGCCTGGTGCACGATTTAGAAAGCCCGCATCCTTGCCCTCTGGCGCAGGCGTAGCTTCAGGGTACAAGTTAATCATGCGGCTATCCGCAGCGTTAATGCTGCGGGCTACATACGCTTGACCTAGCAACGGTGTCTGCATAGTTTAGTAGTTACCTGCGTAAATATTAAACCGTTGACGACTAGCCACAATAGAATACGGCATGGACATGATGTCGTCAGGATTATTGATGCGTTTCAGGTTGCGTTTAGCCACCATTGCAATACGCTGTACGGTAGGCGACGGCTCTACGCCAAACTCAGGCGCAAGTTCGCAAGCCAAACAGTATTTAAACGCACGCAAATAGCCTGGCGGAAAATAAAGCGGTGTGGCTGCGCTAAGAATACCGTATGCGCTATCTAGCGGTTGAACCGAAATAAAGTGCCATTCAAGTATGCGCGTAGGTACTGGGTAAATGGTTGCGGTAATGTCGGGGTAGCTCATGTTTACCCACATAACTTGTGGATAGGTACTAGTTACCGTCTTAACTGCAATACCGTTATATTGCTGTTGGTTAATTAACTTAATACCAAACGACACATTAGTTTGCGGATCACGAAAATACGTTGCGTCGTCTATTAAAATAGGGCGGTTACCGCCAAAAGCACCTGTTGGGCCGATATCAATAGAATTAGTGCCCGCAGGCCAAAGGTAAACTTGATCTTGCGTTACAAACGTAGATAGCTTTTCTGTGCTCCATGAGTCAATCATTAGACTCATGGCATACACTGAATCTTGTACGGTAGCCGCAGAAGGGTCTTCGCTTTCAGCTAATTGCCCTATCAACCGTAACGCTGATTTAATTACATCAATAGTGGCGATGCTGTTTGCCATGCTGGCTCCTTATTGTGCCGCTTCAGCCTCTACTGATGGGCGAGCACGGCGGCGTTTAACGTCAAGTTCATTAGTTGGTGCCGCTACTTCAGGAACCAACGGTGTATCGGGATTATATCTTGCCCAACCGTTTTGTTCATCATGTTCGGCTTCTAATTCCATCGTAGCTACTTTAGTGCCGTGTACAGGATGTTGTAGGTATATATTCATAAGGGTAACGGGGCCGAAGCCCCGTTTAATTAGCCAGTTAAACCTAACGTCTTCAAGCTGCTAATAACAGTGTTTACGTTTGACAAAGTTGTATTTAACGCAGAAATTTGCGTAGTCGTCAAACCACTAATGTTAGAAGTTGTTAACGTAGGTGTTGCAGCAGTAGTGATTGCTGCGGGTTGATTAGTTGCGACTGCACCAAAAAAACCAGCGGTTCCGCCTGATTTGCCCATAATAGCGCCATCAAGTTGCTGGTCTTCAAAGGCAACGCCAATAGATTTAGTATTAGGCATTATCTATCCTTTAAAAAACAGGGGCCGAAACCCCCGTTAAATTTAAGCCATGCGATACAAAGTCCAAGTACCGTCGCCTGTTTTACGAGCGCGGAATGCTTGAGCTGTACCAGCAGTAGCAACAACAGTCATTAGACCAACCAAAGTCCAACCAGTGTTTGTCGTTAAAGTAATAACGCCTGATGTATTACCATCAACGTTAATTACAGAAAAATCAAACGAGCTGCCTGTTTTACCGCTAGAAACCAAAGTATCCAAGTCAGCACAAGTAGGAAGCTGGTAAGAAACCGCGCTTGCACCTGGGCTACCAAGAATAATGCCGTTGGTTAGCTGAGCAGCAGTCAAAGTTACGCCAGTAGTCAAAGACACTGGGGTAGGCTGAGTATTAAGATCTACTTCATTTAGATTACCAGCGCCGACTTGATAGCCGCCTGAACCATTTGGGAGTGCCATAATAATTTTCCTTTAAAAAAAGTCGTTAATGGGAGCCGTAGCTCCCACCAAGGTTAGCCCCACATGCGGACGCCCATTTGTGGGCGAATGGTGCTGAAACCATACAGAACGTCGATACGGCAAGGCAGACGGTCATTGTTGATGTCGTATTGACGAACGATACGCATCGAAATGCCGTTGTGGACTTGACGTGAAGCCATGTCTACGCCTTGTGGCATCAACAAGTCAGCGGTTGCAAACGTGATCGCATCTTTGTGATAGATCAAGTTTTGAGCGTACTGAGTTGAAGCCGAACCCAACATTGTTACTACAGCGCCAGAAGCTGGCAGCGCATCAACAGTAGCCAATGCTTGACCAGCGGAATACAACGCTGGGCTAATTGACAAAGTTGCGGTTGACGAACCAGTAGCAGCAGCGGTTACAACGAATTGTTGCAACGAACCAGTAGACTCACGAGTTTGTGGGTTAACAGCGTTTACACCAGCGATAGTAAACACGTCGCCGACGTTCCATGTCTTGCTTGAACCAGTAAAGCTGATTGGCAATGTTGATTGACCTTCAGTAGTTACTGTCGAAGTAACAGTAATTGAAGTACCCCAAGCGCCAGTAGTATGCTGCTTGATTGACTGAGACATGTTGACTTCTTCAAAGCCCAATACGCCTGTGCCCATCATGCCGTTCTTAAACTGCTTGCTGATAGTGTCAGTTGGGTTAAACAAACCTTTCATGCCTTCAACCAAACCAGCATTAGCTGCGGGATTAACAGTTGCGTAGCGTGGTGACATTACAGCAGCGGCTTCGTTCAGTTTTTGTTGCGCTTGCAACAGAACCAATGAAGTTGAAGGTGTAGTGCCTGGTGTGCCAACAGATGCGTAGATGTTTTTGTACGCATTTGCAACGTCAGCGTCGATAGACGAAGCCAATTGCGAAATACGTGGCTTCAAAACACGCTCAGCAAAGTCATCCAACTGCATAGTCAATTCAGCAGAAGTGAAGTTAATACCGATGTGCTTTTGCGAAGCCACGGACAAAGTTGTGTATTGCTCGTTGTCGTCCTGAGTTTGCAGGGCGGCACCGTCAGTTACCAAAGCACGATCCGGTAAACGGATACGCAGTGTGGAACCAATTTTAGCGCCTTCAACAGCGAAAGAATCGTCGTATTGACGATTGACGTTACGAGTAAGTACCAGATTGTTCTCGAGGATTTCGAGAGCTTTTCTAGTAATCATGTCGATGGTAAGAATCGAGTTTGCCATGATAGTCCTTAAAAAAATTAGCGGTTACGTTGAGCTTCCCACTTTTTGATTTGACGCTGGCGCTCTGCCTCAATCCATTCCGACGTGCTCATCGTTTTTATTGAGCGTGGGTCGGTAGTATCATGAGACGGCGATCCAGTGCCACGGCCAGAAATTGGCGCGATCGGCGGTGGGGCGCTTGTCGTTTTCTTTAACACTGGTTCAGAAGCCAATTTGGCTTCTAATTTACCAAGTTCTTTAGCCTGAATAAACGGCGATAATCGAGAAATCCTGTCAGCCTCACGTGGATTGGTGCCTAGATAGTATGCTATGTCTGGCCCTATATCCGACGCTTGAATGGTTTCTGCCATCACGGACGTAATTGGAAGTTTAGGGTTGTATGCGACTTGTTCAAAATCCTCATACTTGCCACGTGCTTCTTCTTCACGATCGTGATACGCCTCAAGCACATCCATTTTTTGGCGATCAGCTTCCCGTTTAGCCAGCAACTGCTCTGCTTTTTGCACTGCCAACGCATCG